GGTGTTCTTGCAGGGCCTATTACCATACCTGGCACAATAACAGTAACAGGGACATTGGTAATAGTATAATGAGTAAAGTAGAAGTAGATCAGGTAGATCCGCAATCAGGTACAACCTTAACTTTAGGTACGTCTGGAGATACAGTTAGTATTCCTTCAGGAGTAACTTTAGCTAATGCAGGAACAGTTACAGGTATTCCAACTTCTGCTCTTTCAGGAACAATTGCAACAGCACAAATTGCAGATGATGCGGTAACTTTAGCAAAAATGGCTCCTGGTACTGATGGTAACGTTATTTCATATGATGCTTCTGGTAATCCAGTTGCAGTAGCAACAGGTACTGCAGGACAAATTTTAACTTCAGCAGGTGCAGGTGCACCTCCAACTTTTTCTGATGCAGCTGGTGGTGGTGGATTAATATTTATTAAAAAAATTACTGCTTCTAATGACGCTTCAATTAGTTTCCAAAATGGCTCTAGTGCAGTTGTTATAGACGGTACTTATGATAATTATGTAATAAAATTTAGTAATGTTAGACCTGCTGATCAAAACAAAACATTTACAGCACAAATTTATACAGGTGGTACAATTAGAACAAGTAATTATGGAACTACTACTGCTATATTTAATGGAGCACAAGGTGGAGTTTCTAACGGTACAGATTTTCAAGACAATCCAAATAATTTATTAGTTATGGGAAATATAAATAATCAATCTGAAAAAGGATTAGCTGGTGAATTAAAATTTAGTACACCAACAGACACTTCTCAATTTTTTACAGCAACTTATCAAGCTGGAGTTACTTATGATGGTGCTTACGGCAGAGTAAAATCTTATATTGGAACTGGTGGATTTAAAACCTCTGGTACAGCTATGGATGGAATATTATTTCAATTTGATAGTGGAAATATTGCTGAAGGAATTTTTACTTTATATGGGATGGTTAAATCATAATGACTAAAATAAATATTAACGGAATTCAAAGAGATATGACAGTAGCTGAACAAGCTGAATATGATGCTAAACAAACAGCGGCTGCTAATGCTTTACCAGCTAAACAATTAAAAGAAATTAAAGCAATTAGATTACAAAAATTACAAGAAACTGATTATCTTGCTAATAGCGATATGACTATGCCTAGTGATGTAGCTACTTGGAGACAAGCTATGAGAGATATTACAGATAATTATTCTGAATCTGATTATGAAGATTTATTAGATCATAATGGAACAAATTTTACACACGAGGTTTGGAGTAAATAATGAGTGAAGTAAAAGTAAATAAAATTAGCCCACGATCCGGAACAGGTGTACAGCTAGGAGATAGTGGCGATACTATAACTATTCCAGCAGGCGCAACAATTAACAACCAAGGTACAGCAACAAACTTTGGTGCAACAGGTTCAGCATCTTGGACAACAACAGTTAAAACTGCAACATTCACTGCAACAGCAGGAGAAGGATATTTTTGTAATACAACAGCAGGAGTTTTTACAGTTAATTTACCAGCAGGAACAGCAGGAGCTGTTGTTGCAGTAAAAGATTATGCAAATACATTTCAAACAAACGGTTTAACCATTTCTGCAAACGGTTCAGATAAAATAGGTGGAAGCACAGATGATGTTAAATTATCTGCAGAAGGTATTGCAATTACATTAGTTTTTATAGATTCAACAAAAGGCTGGTTAGTAACAGATTCAGGTTTACAATCAGAGGCACCACAATGGACAGGAACAGCTTATTATTTAGTTGTTGGAGGAGGTGGAGGTGGAGGTTCAACTTGGACGCCAAATACTACTAATGGTGCTGGAGGAGGTGCTGGTGGTTATCTAACAAATTTTGGTGGTGCAGCTTACACTTTAGGAAGTGGAATTACTTATACTATTACAGTCGGCACAGGTGGTGCTGGATCTACTCTTACTGGAACTACCGGAACAGGTGGTAGTAACAGTTCACTTACAGGTTCAGACATTACAGATGTTACTGCAACAGGTGGTGGTGGAGGTGGCTCTTCTAATGGTGCTAGCGGAGGTTCTGGTGGTTCTGGTGGAGGTGGTACGAATGGCGGTGGTGCAGGTTCTGGAAACTCACCTAGTACAACTCCTGCACAAGGATTTAATGGTGGAGTTGGTGCAGGTGTTCCTAATTATGCTGGTGGAGGTGGTGGAGGAGCTTCTGAAGTTGGAGGTACAGCTGCATCAGGTAGTGTTGCAGGTTCTGGTGGTGATGGAAACTCAAATTCAATAACAGGTTCAGCAGTTATTTATGCTGGAGGTGGAGGTGGAGGAACTTATAATGGTGGAACAGTAGGTTCTGGTGGAACTGGAGGTGGAGGAAATGCTGGAGCAACTTCAGGTTCTGGTAATGCTGGTGGAAATGGTACAGATGGTTTAGGTGGTGGAGGTGGTGGAGGAACTTATAATGGAACACACTATGTTGGAGGTGATGGTGGAAATGGAGTTGTTATTATTAGACTATTAACTACAGATTTTAATTTGACTACTGTAACAGGCACGCATACAACAGCTGTAGATGGTGCAGATACAATTATAACGTGGACAGCAAGTCCAGCAACTTTGGTAACATAATATGAAATATTTTGCAAAATTAAGTTTAAATAGTAAAGTTGTTGAAACAATACATATTGGTGATGAATATACACCAACTGAAAAAGCTGGAATAGAATATTTACAGAAACATACTAACTATCCGTTTTGGGTACAAACTTTTAAAGACAGAAGTCAAAGAAAAAATCACGCTGGTATTGGTTATACTTATGATGAAGATAAAGATGCATTCATACCACCTAAACCTTATAATAGTTGGACATTAAACGAAGAAATTTGTCAATGGGATGCACCAGTTGCTTTACCTGACACTGAAAATAGATATAATTGGAATGAAGAAACACAACAATGGAATTTAAATGACTAGTATAATAAAAGTAAATACAGTTCAGGATCAAGATGGTAATAATATTATCAACGAAAATGCTAATACTATTACTATCGGAGCTTCTGGTGATACAATATCAATTCCTGCTGGTGCAACTTTAGCTAACAGTGGTACTGCTACAGGTTTTGCTAGTATTGCTTGGCAATCTAGTATTGTAACAGCCGCTACTCATACAGCAGCAGCTGGCCAAGGTTTATGGTTAGACACTAGTTCTAATGCTATTACACTTACACTACCATCTTCTCCTTCTGTAGGTGACCAAATAATTTTTACAGACTACGCTCGAAATTGGGCATCAAACGCAATAACATTAAGTTTAAATGGATCAAAATTTCAAGGGAATACAAGTCCCGCTCCTGTCTATAATACTAACGGCGAATCAGTAGATATCGTTTTTTCTGGCACGACTAAAGGTTGGATTCCAAATTCTGACGGAGCAGTTGCTTTAGAAACTCCACAAACAGTTAATATAGAATATTTTTTAGTAGCAGGAGGTGCTTCTGGTGGTTTTGCTAATTCGGCGGGTGCCAGTGTCGGTGGTGGTGGTGGAGCTGGTGGTGTATTAACTAATTATGGTGGAACCAAAATTACTTTAACTAAAGCATCAGTTTACACAACAACTGTAGGAGCTGGTGGAGTAGAAATTCAAGGTGCACCAGGTGGACAGGGTAATGATGGAGGAAATAGTGTTTTATCTGGTTTGGGAATTACAACTGTTACTGCTCTTGGTGGCGGTGGCGGTGGTGGACAAGGTAATGTAGATGGTAGAGATGGAGGTTCTGGTGGTGGTGCTGGTAGAGAAGCAGGTATCAGTGCATATGGTAATGGAACTGCTCCACAAGGAAATCGTGGTGGAGGAGCAAATATTGGTGCTTCTTATTATCCTGCCGCTGGTGGAGGTGGTAAAGGTGCAGTTGGTCAAAATGCTCAATCTGGTGGTGGAGGAAATGGTGGTGCAGGTGAAGCTAATTCAATAACAGGTTCTGCAGTAACTTATGCTGGTGGTGGAGGTGGAGGTATAGCTGTTAATGGTGGTACTCCAGGTTCTGGCGGATCTGGTGGAGGTGGTGCGGCTGGTGCCTATAATAGTACTGCTGTTAGTGGAACTGCAAATACAGGTGGTGGCGGTGGTGGTGGTGGTAGTTCAAGTGCCTATAGTGGTAATGGTGGAACTGGTGTAGTTATTTTAAGAGTACCTACAGCAGAATATTCAAGTACAGTAACAGGAAGTCCAACAGTTACAACAAGTGGGTCGGATACAATTATTAAATTTACAGGATCAGGGAGTTACACAGCGTAATGGCACATTTTGCAAAATTAGGATTAGGAAATAAAGTTTTAAGAGTTGAACCAGTACACAATAATTGTGCTTCAACAGAACAAGCAGGTGTAGATTTTTTAAATAATCTTTATAATACAAATGATGTTTGGAAACAAACTTCTTATAATACTGTAGCTGGGGTTCATAAATTAGGTGGAACTCCATTTAGAAAAAATTATGCTGGTGTAGGTAGCAGATATGATGAGGAAAGAGATGCTTTTATTGCTTCAAAACCTTATAATTCTTGGATATTAAATGAAACAACTTGTCAGTGGGAAGCACCAATTTCTTATCCAACAGATGATAAAATTTATAATTGGAATGAAAAAACAAAACAATGGGATCTTGTTGACAACTCTTAAACATTAATATAGTTTTATTTGTGGTATGTCAGAGAAGAGTTTAAAACCTATAATACATTCTATTTTTCCAACACCTATCTATACTGCAAAAATAGACAGAGGATTTACAAAACAAGAATTAGAGTTTGTAAAACAACAAAAAAAACATTGCACAAATAATACAGGTAATATTAATACAAAAGACAATTACATATTAAACAGAAAAGAATTTAAAAACATAAAGAAGTTTTTAGATAAACATTGCAAAGAATATTTAGATACAGTTATTTGTTCTAAAAATAATATAGATCTTTACATAACTCAATCGTGGTTAAATTATACTGAAGCCAATCAATATCACCATAAACACGCACACCCAAATTCTGTAGTGTCTGGTGTATTTTATTTTGATTCAGATATAAAAAATGATAAAATACTTTTTAGTCATAATATAGGTTATGAACAAATAAAACCTGAAACAGATAAAGAAAAATTTAATTTATGGAACTCTGGTACTTGGTTTTTTCCTGTAGAAACAGGTAACTTATTTATGTTTCCATCATCAACTACTCATCAAGTAGAAACTAAAAAAGGTAATAATACCAGAATAAGTCTAGCTTTTAATACTTTCTACAAAGGATCTGTAGGATCAAATACTGAATTAACAGAGTTGATACTGTAAATTTATAGTGTATAATCTTTAGATGGAGGCAGGGCACCACCACATACCCCCTGCTTCCTTTTAAGGATTATTTATGAGTTTAGGATTTGACGCAATATCAGCATTACCATTCGCTACATCGGGACCCGATAATAGTGTAGCTGTAG